CCAGCGATGGTACCGGCACGAACATGAGACAGAGCGACTACGCCCACCTTGCCGACTGCGGTAAGGCGATGACCGACGAGGAGGCCAAGGCGTTTATCGCTGACGAGTGCGGCTTCGATCCCGAGAAGATCCGCATTCTGCACGAGGTCAACACCTACGAGGTCAACAAGCACCGCCGCCTTCGCAAGTCTGGCACCTTCGACCGCGCGCCCGTGTACGAGGCCACCGATTGGAACTACGTCCGCTTTGACTGCGCCTGCTTCATGTATGAGCTGGTCAACGGCGAACTCCGCTTCTACTGCTGCTAAATCACCGCCCGCCCCGGAGGTTACGAGGGCAGAAAGGCGACAACGATGAAGATCAATATCACCGATGAAATCAGGCAGGAGATTTTGGATATGCTCAACAGAGATACTGTAAAGGAATACTTTGAAAAACTCCGCGACACGGAGAAGAACCCCACTCGCGGACAGGTTTACGCATACCGGAGCTGGGAGCAGAGCACGGAAGACCGAGCCGATATGTTTGAGGTCAGAGCGCTTCCATGGGGCAGTCAGATTAAGGACGGCGTGATGAAAGAATTCGTTGCTGCATTAACCGCAGCTGATATTGACGAGATTATCGTCACAGATCAGTCAACCGCGCTCATGGAAAGTGTCCACGCCTTGGTAGCCGAGGGCGCATATCTGGAGGGCGTCGGAACTGTTACCCGCGATCCACTGCACGATCCATCAGGCCGCCGCGAGGTCAAAGGGCTGGTGTTCAGATTTTGAGAAAGGAGCGCCGACAATGAAAAAGCTGATTTGTTCTACTTTCCGCGAAGGTTACGGCATCGACCAGATCCGCAGAACGATGACGGCCGGCGAGCTAATTAACTTCCTCGCCCAGTACGATGAAGATACGCCGGTCTATCTGAGTTTTGACAACGGCTACACCTACGGCGGCATTACCGAGGGCCGCTTTGAAGAAGACTATGGGGAGGAGGACTAACCATGAACAAGATCCGCCGCAAAAATTTGCAAAGCATCATCGACCAGCTGGAGGAGCTGAAAGGCAGCCTCGAAGACCTCCAGGCTGAGGAGGAAGAGTACCGCGACAATATCCCTGAGAATATGCAGGAGAGCGAACGCTATGAAAAGGCAGACGAGGCCTGCGACAACCTCTCCGAAGCCGTAGATAACCTGGAGGAAGTCATCAGCAGCATCGAAGCTGCCATTGAGTGAGAGGGCGGGCATGAGAAAAATTACTGTCTTCGACTTTTGCAGTCAGATCGGCGCGGCCAGCGATGAAATCCCCGTTGTGGTGAAAGCCGGTATGCAGGAGATCGGCCACTTCCGCAGCTTATACAAAATCCCAGCGCAAGCGATGCCGGGAGTTCTGGAAGCCAAAGTCACCTATGTTACCATGGGCCGCGAAGAAATCATCATCCAAGTCAAGTTGAAAGATTACAACACCAAGTTGTAATTACATGACCGGCTGACCTATCGGCACGACGGGGAGAAAGGACACGATATGGATTACAACACTATGAACGCTACCGTCAAGGGGACAACCTGTGAGGGCGAGCCTTTTACCGAAAGTCTCACATTTACCCTCGTTCCCCCCACCGACAACAAGCACTACGGCACAGGCTACTACATGACGGTTAAGACATCAACGCAAACGCTGTTGATTGACGTGCGCTACGAGCGCACCACTGACATTGAAATCCTTGCCGATAGATGGATTAAGAGTTACTACGGCGAAAACGCGCAGGACATCATCAAACAGTTCTGAGAAAGGAGAGATTTCTATGAACGAGAACGAAGCCAAGACACTGATCGAGCGTTTTGCAGAGAAGCAGCAGGGCGGGCATTTTGCCTGCCCCCGCTGCGGGAAGATGGCGATGGACGCGGAGAGCGTCACCCGCAACGCACTGAGCCGCAGGGCAACGGTCCATATCTGCGATGCCTGCGGCACGGTGGAGGCGCTGGAAGACATG